GATCCAGATCGTGCACATGTTCCTGAGGATGCTGTAATGGCACAGGTAGTTGCTGATCAGATCATGATGATGGCCGAAATGATGGGCATGGAAGATGAACATGACTACATTCAAGGTCATGTTGATGTAATTAAAGATAAAGTTGAAGAGGAGTAATCCTCATGCGATCTTCAGAATTCACAGCAAAAGCAATCACTGAAGCTGAATTCGATGAAGCGGCAGGTGAGAAAGATGCCTGCTATCACAAAGTTAAATCACGTTACAAAGTATGGCCAAGTGCTTACGCTAGTGGTGCTCTTGTAAAGTGCCGTAAAGTTGGTGCTAAGAACTGGGGTAATAAGAGCAAGAAGTAATGTTAGTCGAGGAGATTGTACAAGACGATTTACGCAAATGGTTCAAAGAGAAATGGGTACGTTTTGGACCTGACGGTAAGATACGTGGCGATTGTGCTAGAGATGATAGCAGTGAAGGCAAGCCTAAATGCTTACCTCAGAAGAAAGCACATGCACTAGGTAAAAAGAAACGTGCTACAGCAGCAAGTAGAAAGCGTAGAGAAGATCCTAACAAGAACAGACGTGGTAAAGCCAAGAATGTGAGAACAAAATGAAAGCAAGTGATCTAAAAAGAAATCCAGTTGAAGAAGCAATCAAAGAACATATTGCTCGTGGCGTTCCTTTTAGTGAATGCATGTTCCGTCCTGGTAGTGAAGCATTTACAGAGTTCTATACTCGTGTGCGTGAGATGCGTGAAAGCCTTGACCTAGACTGGCAGGATCAAGAACTACTTGATACAAACATTGGCGAATGCATTATGATAGAGGGCGAGAGTGTTCCTCTTGATGTTCCCATTGAAGAAGAAGTTGAACTTGATGAGGCAGAGTACCAGGGACGCAAAGTTAAACTAAACTCACCCAAACGTGGCGGTCCTAAAAAGTTCTATGTATATGTAAAGAATCCAAAGACTGGTCGTGTTAAGAAGATCAGTTGGGGCGATACATCAGGACTAAGCGTGAAAGCCAAAGACAGAGGCGCAGTGCGTTCATTTGTAGCACGTCACAAGTGTAAGCAAAAGAACGACAAGATGAAAGCAGGTTACTGGGCATGTCGCACACCACGTTATAAAGCACTTGGTGTCAAAGGCGGAGCCTGGTGGTAAACCCCTATACAGAGTCCACTAGGGACAATGTAATCACAAGAACATTTTCAGTAGAAGTTGATAGTCATGAGCTTGTTTGGCATAGAGATCGTCGTGATCGTTATGTCAGTATAGTTGAAGGTGACGGGTGGCGCTTGCAGATGGATAACCAACTTCCTGTAAATTTAGAACCCGGAGACAGTTTTCCTATACCAAAAAACACCTATCATCGCATACTCAAAGGCACTACAGACCTTGTTGTAGAGATTGTAGAGCGTTAGATAAATACACTGTTATGAACGCACAAGATATTAGAAATACAATTACTATGCTTGAACGCACAGGCATGGAGTTTGTCGCTGGTAGAGACTTTAGATTAGTAACTAAAGTTGAAAAGAACGGCGAAGTCTATGCTCTTGGTATGACAGAACATGACTATGATGACAATCGTAAAGTAGATTACGATGTTTTTAAGTTTGAACGTTCAGGTGGATTTGAGTACAATGATAGATTCTATCCACAAGATTTTTACTCAGAAGTAGAAAGTCTAAAATTAAGTCCATATGTTAACCCACAGGAAGCATTAAAAGCATTTAATTCCTGGATCGAAACACACTAATCCTAGGAGGGTAACTATGCTAGATAAAAATGCACCCTTACTAAAGTGGTGGATACAGTTTACAGCATCGGCGTTTGGTGCAGCAATCGCATGGCATCTAGGTTGGTGGGATGCGCTGTGGTATGCAGACGTCACTAAGATTAGTATGGCAATACTTGCTATATTTGTATTTGCAACTCTACTTACAGGATATATTAGTAAAAACGATAGTGAACGTAATCGTCATTATGGAAACTACGTTTGGTTTGCTAGCGAAGCAATGATTACACTAGGTATGATTGGCACGGTTGCAGGCTTCTTGCTTATGCTTAACAGTGCTTTTAGTGACCTTGATGTTAAAGATGTAGCAAACGTACAAGAAGCCATTGCAGATATGGCAG